TGTCCATAAACTTCTGCTCATCCATATATTCAGCTTCCTCTGCCATGTCTGACACAGGTCCGCCGCTCATCTCGACTTCAATTTCTACTTTTTTAGGGCCTTTCATGCTTTTCATCATTTTTGAATTACTCCTTCTGTGTTATATGTATCGTCGACTTTGCCACTGAGACAATCCTCAGCAGACCAAGTTGCGGCAACGGCATCTTCAGGTGCCATAGTTTTTAAGTTCTCTTGATAAGTGTGTGCATAATCTGCTTGAGCTTGCCACTTTTCTGACAGTTTGGCTTGTGTTTTTTCAATCCAACCACTGCCTAAGTCAGATTCTGGAATAAAACCTCTCTTTTTCATCTCTTTTGCTTCTTCATGTGTGTTAGCAACTTTCTTGCCAAGAGAAGGTGACCATTGACCGCCATCTAGCCCGTTAGACCAGCCTCCGTGCCAAAGTCCAGGTGTCTTTGCTGTTAGCGAAGGAATCCTCAGAGCATAAGAGCCGTCTAAATTGATAAGTTTTTTTGGAATTGAGACACTACTTTTAAAGAATTTCTCAAAAACTTCATCTGTAGCGACACCATCTGCTGTATATATGCGAAAATCGTAAATTGGCAAAGTAATCTCCTAAAGTTTATTAACGATTTGTGCTGCTGAATTTATTTGTTCACGAGGACCCCCTTCTAATCTACTTGCAGCAGCTCCTGTTGGAGCTCTTACAGCACCTTGTGGCGCTGCTGCTGCAATTGCTTGGGCAGCTGCATCAGTAAATGTTTTTGGAAGCTCATAAGCTCTGACGATTTCATCTAGCAGCAAGTTACTTGGAACACCGAGAGACTGAAGAGTAGGAAGTAACGCAATGAGATTTTGCTTCTTCAGCGCATCAGCAAGTGGCTGTGAACCCTGGTCAAGTGCCACAATTTTAAACTGAGAGTCAATATCACTAGGCGTAACTACCACAGCTTTTCCATCTGCTTCAACAACAGCCTTATCGCCCTCTTCAGCAAGCAAATAGATGAAGCGTAGATAACATTCAGTGATTTTTTCAATCAAAGAGTCTCTCTCACGAGCCAGTTTGCCCATTTCAGAAGCAGCGTATGAAGCAATGGCTGTGATTTCTGTAGCTGAAGCTTTAGTAGGCTCGCCAGCAAATGTCTGAATAACAGAACCGCGGTTAATATCAGCTTCAATGTAGTTGCTGTACCGGTCAAAGTTAGACGAAATAGGTGTGACACCAACTTCTCGAATAACACCATCAAGTGAGTCATGGTCAACGGCAATCATGGCACCATCAATACCTGCTGTAATTTTAGCAAGTGCCTCTTCGTCCATTGTGCCCTCTTTGTAGATGTATTGACGAGAGTCACGACGAACTGAGTTAGCCCAGTAAGTACGGAGAATATTCTTTTCGTAAAACTGGTCATAAACACGACCCATTGCAGAGATGCCTTCCATAGGAGAGTCAGGAATTCGGCTGTAGTAAAGTGTCTGAATGGGTGGCAGAGGACGATTGTCACTTGTTCTTAGTGGAATCTCAGCTCTCTGTAAAAGTTCCTCACCAAGTTTCCACTGTGGTGACCAGAAATAGACTTCATCAGCAAGTAAGTCATAAAGTTCTACAATCTGAATATAGAGGTAAGAGTCTGGAAGGTCATCGATGGACTGCCGCGCTTGACCGTCATATCTTGGCATCGCATTAGATGGTCCGTATTTATCGAAATAGTCAAGTTTTGGAATGGCTGTGAATTTTTTATCTCCAAATCGAGCTTTGGCATCATCTACTGTCAGGAAATATGTATGACCGATGAAACGTTGCTGAAGTGAAGAGCCAGCATCTCTGTCAACGATGACCTCCCAAGGTGGTATTGCAACTACTTCAGCTTTATCCAACATAGACATAGAAGTCTGAGGAATAAGCTTGAGTGCAGAATAGTCGTAAATTAAAGCAAGACGTGAAGCATTTTCAATTTGTTCACGCTTACGGAAAAGCCAGCGGTTAGCAATTGCTTGTGCAGCTTGTGGATTAGCAGGTTCACCTGTACTAGCGGCAATATCTTTACCGATGACAACAGCCGGAGCCCGAGTAAACAGAGAGGCAATGTAGCTTTCGATATAAGAATATGCATCAGGTGTTTCGACCCGAATCATAGAAGCATCGTAGTCTAGACTTCTCCAAAATTTAGTTTCATAGACATCGCGATATTTCTTCATCTCTGAAGACTTTTCTTGCCAATAGTCTTGATGCTCTGAATTGATGATTCTGATAAGTCTGATTATGTCGTTTTTGTTCATACATATCTCCTGGTCGGGCCACAACTAACGCCGTGGTTGAATATAATTCTGTCTACTCTACGTTGTTTTATCCAGTCTGGGAGGATATTTCTTTCAGGTAATTTAACTTTGTCTAAACACTGACAAGCTAATGCAAGGGCCATTGCAGAGTCTGAGTGTGCACCTTCGACCCGCTGTAGTTCAATTGTTCCTCGTTCAGAAACTGTAATAGCACGAAGTTCATCATAAGTAGACTTGTCAATATGACGTATTTCGCTACGCGTAAGTTTAGTACGCAGTCCTTCAAAGATTTGGGCCTTAGTTTTGGCAGAAGTCACCCAGTCTTTGCCGTCGCTTGCTTTCCAGAAGTGTCTCCAACCTTCATGACGCATCTGATTAAGAACAATGCCACCAAAGTTGTTTGATTCTACCAAAACATGGGCGTAGTTATACTCAGTTGCAATGTCAATTATTTGCTCAGCTAAAACAGTAGGCTCTGTTTTGTTACTCCGCCAAATTGCACAAGGTGAGCCAGTCATTTTGGACATGACAATGATGACTGAGTAGTCACGACCAATACCGGCAGCAACGTCGACTCCAATCGCGTAGCTGTCACTTACATCAGGTTCTTCAAAAACTGTCCAACCGTAGTCATCAGTAGAGATAATTTCGACATCAGTAAAGTCTTCCTCGTGGAAAAAGGTGTCACCAGCAACTGTGTAAGCTTCTTCAGGAGATGCTGGAAATTCACGACGAAACTTTTCTAAACCTAACTTACCGATGCGCTGACGACGCCAAAGTAGTTGTCCGTCAGACAGTTCATAACGAGTCTGAAGAGCTTCTTCGTCACCTCGCCATTCTAACTGAATAGGCTCACCATCGTCATCGAGAGGAATTGGCATGGTGTAAGCTTTATGTGCAAACCACGGGAAAAATAGACGTGTCCACTGGGCTTCACCTTTTTCTGCTCTCATCCACTCTTTTTGAACACCGTCACCCCAATGGTTTGCGGTAGATTCCATGACCATTTTTCCACCGTTTAGAGCAGCAATGGCTGTGGCTTTTAATTCTTCAGGGTTGTCAGCAAAAGCAAATTCTGAAATGTGAAGAGCGTTGCAAGAAAATGACCGAAGTCCGCCTTTACCTTCAGCACTTACAGCAATGACACCCGCACCGGTGTCTGCAAAGCGTAATTCTGTGCCGTTATCAACTGAGATACCACGCTGAAGACGAGCGGGTAGAGTGTCGTGCATATTCTTGATGATGCCTAGTAGATGTCGAGCAGAATTGGTCTTGTGAGACATGGTGGCTAGAGTAATAGGCTCTATAGAGACATACGCTTTCCAAAACATCCACGCACAAATAATCGTTGAGGAACCGATTTGTCGTCCTTTCAAGATAAGCAAGTCTTCGTCTTCTTCTTCTAACGCTTGAACAATTTCTATTTGCTCCTGATTAGGAATAAGATTGACACGGGCACCCTTCTTGTCAATGATGCGTAGACGAGAGATGAATTCTAACGGGTCTTGTAGAACTTTATTCCAAGGTCCTGACAACAGCTTGAGGATGGAAGCACCTGACGCTCTATTTTTAGCAGGAGGCACTTATTCATCCTCGTCTTCAGTATCTTCGTCTGCGACAACTGAAAGAGGAGGAGGTTTGCCCCAATCCCCGTAACCTTCGTCTTCTTCAGCGCTCTTATGTCCGCCTCGAACACGCTCAAGATTGACTAATGTGTTTACAAAGCCTACGATGTCACGTCCATTAAAAGTTCGACTCTTAGGTGACACTCCTTTTTTGATTTCTTCTTCAGTTAATTTAAGACATGACCAAATAAAGCTTTCAACATCTTTTTGGCGATATGACCTGCGCATGACTAAGTCGACACTTTCTCTACGTGGCATATGTTCCTCCTACAACTATAAATATACTCTTTGTTCCGACTATGTTTAGTCACAGGGTGTCGACTCGACACCCAAAAAGTCTGCCGCTGCCGGGAAAAATTTTGGGACTGTCAAGGGTACCGCTCCTTCGGCGGTGCCCTATATTATTTCTCATTCAGGGAACCTTAACGCATCATAACTTATCTTATCTATCTTATCTATCATCTTATTTATCTTGTCTTCATATCCCGTTTTCTGGGGGTTGGTGAGACGCTCAGGGACATAAGTCGTCGACTCGACACCCAAAAAGTCAAGGGCCCTCCAAATTTAAATATATTTTGACCCGACAACGCACACTTTCTCCAATCCCACCTGACCATCTACACCATCATTGCCTATTTTCAGACTGACTATTTTTCCCGTCTTCT